ACTTGATTTTCTTCAACAGCGGTGTTTCCTGTTCATTTGCTTTCAGTGGTATCAGTGGGATTCTTGACCAGTTGAACCCTGTCACATTCCCTTTTTCATCGGTCATTGTCACATGGTAACAATCAGATTCCCCTTCATTTGCAAGGTCAGGTATCAGTGTACCCCTGTCAAGAATGAACTTGTGAACACCATCCAAATCATAAACTTCAACCTTTTCAATTACCTTTGGGATTGTACCTTCATAGCCAATCACTAAATACAACCTGACTGCAAAGTCTAAAATGGTGTGTTCGTTGTCCTTCCAAAACGGTAATATTTCATAGCCGGGAAATAATCTGAAAGAAAATTCCCCTGATTCAGTGTAATAAGGGTATAACCAACAGATACCGTTGTTATATGCAGCCTTGCCACTGTTTTTCAGTGTTTTCATAAAACGCTTATTGAACACTTTTTTCAAAAGTTCAGCGTACTGGTCATTTTCCGTTTCTATCGCAAAAGGCTGACCGAACAGATAATTTGCTTTCTGATTGACCATCTTTGCATACTGGTTATCAATGACCCTGTTGTTTGGCAAGTTTTCAACAACTTGCAGTTCACCGTTTTCACCTATCATTGTACGCTTACGCTTCAAAATATCGTGTTCATTGTCATAATACAGTGAACCCTTAATCTGCATGATTCTTTGGGGTGAACATTTCCACTTGGAAATTTCCTTTTCAAGAAATTCCCGGTCAGTCATCCTTGAATGAACACCCTGTAATATGAAATTGCTGACCTTCAAAGTCAGTGTGTCAATTAGGTTGCTGAACATCTTGGTTCATTCACCCCTTTCATTGCATAATATAATCAAAACCCCTGAAAACGCCATGTTTCCAAGGGTCTGTGTTACTAATTTGTTTCTTTATTCAAAACTGAACGCATCACCTTTGATAAGGCTTTCAATCGCATAACGCATTGCATCCATCAGATGATTGAAGTCATCAATCGGTCTGTTCAGCTTCTTACCTGTCTTTGTGTCTGTGTCCCAAGTGTAGTTGCTTATTTCAGTGATAAAGTTCACACACCTTGGATGCACAATAATGTGATAGTCCTGAATGAAGTCAATACCGTTGTTGATGCTGTCCTTGCCCTTCCTTGCTTTCCTGATTCCTTTCAGACCAAGTTCACGCAATCGGTCAATACTCTTTGGTTCAGCAGAATCAGCGGTTATCTTTTCTTTCACATAACCCATCCGCTGCACTTCATCAGCAATAGCTTCATTACTCATGCCGGGTTTATACATTTCATCGAAAACCCAAATGGTTTTGCTTGCTTGGTCAATAAACCCACAAAACAAAGCACTGGGGTCATTTGTATAACCAAAGTCAAGACCAAATACTGACTTGACCCCTTTTATTGCCTTGACTTCATCAATACTGAACGCCTTTTCTTCCCAGTTCTCATATACAAGACCGTCAACAATACCCCAGTCACCAAGACCCGCCACTTTGTAACGCCTTGGGTTCTGCTTTCTCATGGTTTCAAAAACCTTCAAGTCAGCAGCATCCAACCATTCATTGCACTTATAATTGGTTGTCATTGCAAGGGTTTCATCATCCGGGTTGTCAAAGAAGCGTTTCTTTATCCAGTGGTGTTCATTCCAAGGGTTCAAAGTCAAGGTTATTTGTTTGAACAAACCTGAACCTTCCGGCACTGCACCACGAATTGATTCATCAAGCATATTGAAATCATCTTCTGAACTGATTTCATACGCTTCTTCAATCCACATCCAACACAAGCAACCAATATCAACGGTTATTGATGTTACTTTCAGGGGGTCATCCAGTCCCCTGAAATAAATCTTTTGACCTGTCGGTTTATAGGTCATTTCAAGTGGTGATTCTTTGATTTCCCAAAAGGCATCAACGCCAAGGCGGTGAATCGCCCACTTCAATTCTGTGAAACAGGAATCTTTCAGGGTTCTGAAAGTCTTTCTGACCACAAGGGTATTTGCCTGTGGGTACTTCATCATATTGGTGATGTACCAAAGGGCAGTTGTTTTCGATTTCTTGGATGCACGGCTGCCCTTACATACCCTATATCTACCTTTCCAACGCCAAAAAGTACCGTAACCCTTACCAACCAGTTCAGGCAACTGTACTTTCTTCTTGCCGGACTTAGTAACCTTGTAATCTTCCGGGTACAGGATAAACTTCTGATACCCAAAAACATACTGTGAAGAAATGCGGTTCTTTACCATAGGCAATCACCGCCTAATCTTCAAGGGCATCTTCACCTGTGATAACAATAGGCTGCGTGATGTTCACATCCAGTTTGTCATTCCACATACCCAAGTGTTTACCAAGTAATTCAAGTGCTTTCAGTTTTGGTGAAATCTTGACTTCCCTTTCAACACTTGACCCGGTTTCTGATTCAGACTGTTTGTACTTCACGGATTCAATGCAAGCAAGATCATCTTCTGATGCACCGTCTTTTATTCTTCCGTGACTGTCAACAAGGTCTGTCATCTTTACAAAAGCAATGCGGGCAAGTTCTAAAACAACCCTGTCCTGATTGATTCCTGTTCTTTTGCTGCGTTCTGCCATTGCAACACTAATTGCCTGTTGAACCTTGACATTTGCCAACATCCTTGAACCTTGCTGATCTGCTGTTTTTGCCGAATAACCCGCACGAATGGCTGCTTGTGTTGCGTTCAGGTCAATCAGGTATTCTTCAACAAAACGCTGCTGTTTTTCAGTTAATTTTGCCGTTTTTGCCATCAAACAACACCCCTTTCATGTATTTTTGCAATAAAAAATCCCTGAAACATTACATTTCAGGGTGCAAATATCGGCATAAACAAAAAAGAATTGTGAAAAAACAACCGCTTCTTCACAATTCCCATCTTGTCAAGATACATCCTATCATTAGTTTCAAGAATACACAATATACATGAAACAACAAAATCTATCGTAAAACGCTCTTTTTGTTGTTTCAAGTGACAGTAAGTATACATTAAGTTAGGTAATGCAGATCATCATAGGTTTCTTCAAATCTTGTAAGTGCCTTTTTGTGAAGATTCCTGACATACTGATATGACATACCCATTTCACCGGATGCAACTTTCAAACTTTTGAACTGCACATATACCTTGAACAATACCTGTGAATACCTTGCATTGTGCAGACCTCTAATCTGCTTGATGATCTGTTCCTTGGCATCTGAAAATTTGTCAATTTCCCTGTTTATCTGTTCATTGAAATCAACATAGTTTGTGACTGCCTTGCATAAACTGTCACCTGACGGACTTGTCTGCACTCTTTCAGCAGAATAATCAATACCGCCCGTGCTGCAAGCATTGGTTTTCATATCATCAAGGCGTTCTAAGTCCTGATTGATATTAGTATCAAGTTCCTGTAACTGTCCTAAATATTCCCTTGCGGATAATGTTTTCATTCTTTTACCTGTCCTTTCCCGGTTACGGTTACGCTTGCGGTTACGGATAAAATCAAACTAAAAACACCCTGAAAGCCTTGATTTTCCTACTGGTTACGGTTAGTTACGGTTACGGTTCACACCTTATACTCTATATTTTTACTTTTTATAATGTATAGAAGATACAATAAATAAAAATAATAAGAAAATTGCTTTTAACCGTAACCAACCGTAACCGCCAGTATTTACAAGGGTTTCAACCGTAACCGTGAACCGTAACCAACCGTAACTATTGCGTAACTACTGCATAAAATCATACGGTGTATCATTCACCTTTGTATAAATCACATCAGCAACAACCATCTGACCGAACTGCTGACCCGCTGCAAACTTAGGAACAGCAATCACTGCAACCCCGGCAGTATGCACCCCATACAACAACTGTGATATGTATTGGTGTGCAAGTTCATAAAGTTCTGCACCAATCACCTGACCTTCAAATTCTTTTTCCACCAACGGGAAAATATCATCATTCATTGATACTGTGTCCTGTTTCTCAAATAATTCTAAAAGTTTATTTTCCATTCTGTTCATCCTTAACCTTTCATCATTGCCCAGAACTCATACCAAGCATACTTGATATATAATTTGCAGTTACACCAGTGCTGCACCCGTCTGATTTTCTTCTGTTTCTTCCGGGTGATCTTCCGTCTGTGTTCTTCTTCCCACTGTCTGCACCATTCATACTGTGCATCATCTTCCAGTCTGCTGTGCATTTACTTCACCCCTTTCCTGTTTTTCTTTATATCCCATACACTTCATAAAGCGTTCAGGGCGGTTGCAACTTTCATAATACTGACAGGTAACACATACATTTTCTGTCATTCTGAACACCTTCCTTTCACCAATCAAACGCCCAACAGATAATAAGAAACACTGTAATGACACTTACAAAACAAAGTATGTTTTTCCATTCATACTTGAATACTATGTATATTAGAAATATGACAAAGGCGGTCATTAGTAGTATTGTGATTATTCTGATGAATTTCTTTATTTTTTCAATCATCTGTAAACCCTTCCTGTCTTGGTATCTTTCACCTGAACACGTTCAGTCAGTTCAAACCCCGCACCTTTGATGATGTACTTCAAAACCTTAATCAGATCATAGGCACGTTTGTCTGCTGCTTCACATTCAATCTGTTCACGTTCTTCCTTTGCCACTCTACCAACGGCAATAGTTGCCGTTGGGTCTGCATAACCTTCTGTATTTCTTCCACCTTTCACTAACTGATACCTTCCTTTCTTATAATCCCACTGTTCAGCATTGCACTGAACATACTTTCAAATATAGGTACGGGTATTGAATTACCCGCCTGATATAAGGTTCTGTTCATTTTTCCCGGTTCAACTCTGCAAGTTGCTTCTGCTGCATAAAAATCATCATCCGAATACCCCATCAACCGCCAACATTCCAGTTCTGTTAAATATCTGTATTTTCCACCACCAAGATCAATGACCTGTGCGGGTGTCCTATCCTGTCTTGTTGTAATAGTATTTACATAATCTTTGATTATGGTTGCCCTTCTGATTCCTTTCTTACCGATTACGGAATAAACACTTGGCTGTGTCACTAAGTAGCAATCAGGAACATCACCGTATTCAAGAAAATTTGAAATGTTCTTCATTGGTCTTTTTTCCATCAGTTCAAAATCAAAAGAATTGTCACCAAGAATTGATACTGTGAAACACCGTTCCCGTGCCTGTGGTATTCCATAATCACGGCAGTCTAACACTTTGTAATTATTGGAATAACCCAACTTTTCCATATATGACAGGTAACGGTTGAAGTTGTGAACCATGTGCTTTGATAAAACATTTTTTACGTTTTCCCATATCACAACAGTTGGTTTCCACTCACCCATCTGTTCAATAATATGTACCGTTTCCCACATCAGGGATGATCTTGTCCCTGAACCTTCATCAGCACCTTTTCCTTTGTTTATTCTTCCGTCTGCTGCCGTTGCTTTTCCCTGATGCCCCGCAATACTGAAATCCTGACACGGTGACCCGTGAATCAGAATATCAGGTTGAAGATTCCACCCCACTACTGTCTGTGGTGAATATGCTGATTCCTGTTCAAACATTGCATTGTATGACCTGACCGCCTTTTCATCAATTTCTACATAATCAATAGATTTTACTGAAACACCTATGTTTCTAAGGGCAACCCTTGGTGACCCTATGCCACCAAAAAGTTCCAGTATTTGCAATTTTTCTGACACACTCAATCACCGTCCTTTCTACTTCTGAAAATACGCCTTGTCTGACCGTTCAGTTTTACAACTGAAATTTCCAAGTCAAGGCGTTTGTTGATCTGCTTACTGAATACGATATTTGACATTGGCTGCATACTGTTGTCTGCACAAAATACCTGATACCGCTTGTATACCTCATTGGTTGGTTCATTTTCGATCATGTCAACCCCGGTGTCATTGATAAATGCAAGGATAGGATTGTTTTCTTCCTCATACTCTGTCAACTGGTTCTGAACCTTGTCTGACTTGGTGAATCCGTCATTGATGATAATTCTTTTCAGACCTTCCACGCCAAGCCTGATGAAATATTCAACGCTTTCCTGTTGAATCAGTTTGTACTTGATGAATGGGTCATAATCAGGTGCATCCTTGCTGAATGTGGCATTGAACGGAATGATGACCAAACGCCTAAGTACCGCCCCAGTCTTGTCCTTCATACGGGGAATATCATTGGCACTGAATAACAGTTTGATGAACGGGTTGAACTCAAACGGGTCTTGTCCTTTACGCTCTGCCTTGATGCGGTTACCTGTTACTATTTTTTTGAACACACTGACCTGTGAACCTTGAAGGAAATCATCACCAATATCATCACCGATGTTTGCCAGTTTGCCGAACATCATTGAAGTATTGAACCTGTCCCCCAGTTCTTTCAGGTCAAGTGCTGAAATATTCCGATCACCAAGGATTGCTTTGACACAATCCAAAAATGTACTTTTACCGTTTGACTTGTCACCTGTCAGGATGAACGCCTTGCCTAACTCATTTCTTCTGTAAAAGCAGTAACCAATACATTCTTCCAACAACGCCCTGATTGCTGCATCACCACACGCTAACTTGTTCAGTGTACTGTCTGCCAGTTCAGAATAGGCATCCGGCTTGTAGTCCCAAGGAATCTTGTTAGTAATAACAATGTCTGTGCTGAATGGTTTCAGTTCCCCGGTCACAAGGTCATATACACCATTGTTGAAAGCAATCAGGTTTGCATCTGACTGTTCTTTTTCATCAACAATCAATTCCATGTAATCAAGGACTTCCCGGCGTTGCATCTTTTTCAGGTTTGGGATGTGCTGAATCATGTTTGATTCAATTTCTTTGTACCCATTGGAATACACACCGTCTTTGTATATATGCAACTGCCCGTTGATTTTTATAACGTGTGCCGTGTTCTTCATAAACACTGCAAACTTGTCAAACAGGAATGTGCTGCCAAGGAAAAAAACAGGTTTCTGAAAAGCATCATCACGCAAGATCACTTCCAGTTCATCATCTGACAGCGGTTGTTTCAGAACAAACTTGTTCAGGATGCGGATGCACTCACGGGTTTCTTCAACCGTGAAATCATTGGCAGTCAGGGTCAGGATGTAATTGAAAAGTGCCTGATTCCTTCCGTCCCCGGCATCCATATCAACAAAGTCTGCGGTTGCCTTGACCGGGAACAACCACTTGGGAACTTCCTGATATTCACCATCAGCAAATAATTCGTATTCATACCCCCATTCACAAAATCTTTCTTCACCGTCAATCTTGATGACCTCATAAGATAACTTACTGCCGACTTTTATATCAGCAGTAAGACCAACAGCCAACTGAACGTGTGTCCTATTTCTTGAAATGGTGTGATTCTTGAACAAGAAGTGTTTTCCTCTACTGGTACAGAATACCCTACAATTAAGTTGCAGTTCTTCCACTATATTCATCAATTTTTCAGACTGTTCAGAATCATCAATGTCAATAAGGATGGTGTCATCAGCCAAAACCCCGCCGAATCCATTCAGGTTCTTCACTTCATCATAGGTTTTCCATGTGGTTCTGTTTTTCAGTTTTTCAATGCTTGCCTTGCCCTTGGTTTCTATGAACCCTTTATATAATTTGCTCATAATATACCCCCTCCGGCACATAACATCTGTGATTAGTTGTTATAGAAGGGCAAAAATAGTGATTTTGTCTGCATAAAGAATGATTTTTACAATTTTTGCATTCCACAATAGGCGTTGGATGTAACAATTTTTCAACTTCACTCATATATGCTTTTTTCTTTTGCTCATCACCAGTACCACACAATTCTGCCATTCTCAAATAAGCACTAATTTTTGAATCTGTTTCATTTTTCACTGAAATCACCTACCTTATGTGATGTTTTCTAACACCTTTTTATAAAAATCCTTATTCCTGATGTTGCTGTTGTACCGGGACTGATAGGAACGAAGCAGTGTTTTCACTTCTGCAAGTTCTTTTCTGCACCCTTTCACTTCTTCATTCCATCTGTCCCACCCTTCCGACTTGTGCAGCGGTGTTGACTTCTTGTAACTGTCACGGGTATATAAAGCATCCCGCAACTGCTTCTGACAATACCTGACTTTCTGTTCATACCCTGTGATATACCGTTCAGTTTCCAACTGTTTCTGTTCAAACTGTTCAATCCAGTCCTGAACAAATTCTTTAATCTGCTGTTCACATTCCGGGGTGAAACTGCTTCTGATAAGTTTCAGCAGTTTCCTGACCTTGGCAATGCTGCGGATATTCAGAAATTCTTCAAGATGAACAGTCATTGAACCATTTTCATATCTGATTTCTAAATCCATGAAAAACCTTCCTTCCCGGTGTTACGCTACAACACCAAATTGTTTCAAGCGTTTCTTTGCTAAATCTATGTACCACTGCCTATCAAGTTCAGGCGGTGTTTTTACCCCAACAACTGAATCATTGAAAATGAAACAGTGGTCAGGTGTATTACCGAATTTTTCACCTTTGGTTTTCACCTGTTTACGTTTCAGCAATCTGCCGTCCTTCTGATCGTTAGATGCAAACACCCTGTATGACTTATATGTGTATTTGTCCTTGTCAGGGTATTCATACACCGTCTTGATTGTTCTTTTGCCTATATGACTGACAAGCGGGGTGCAATGCTCATGTTCCACCCAATCATACTTGTCTGATAACTTGACGATCTTCTGAAACATAATCAGGTCATCACACTGATTGATGGTCTGTTCAACCGGGGTTTTCTTAACCATGTAGTCAACCAGTGCTTTATTCAGGATTGGCAGATCATTGTCAACCGCTGAAAGTTCCTTCACATAAGCACCGATTCTTTCAACACCGCCGTCAATACCAACCCAAAGGTAATTGTTCACATCCTTCTGATAGATTTCACTGATGTTATCCAGTTCAAGAAGAATTGAACACTGATCTGTGGAACAACGCTGTTCCCACTCCCAACAAATATCATCCACCATTTCAAAGGCTTCATCTGTGTCAGGAATCCAAATAATAAGACCGTCCGTGTTGGACTGAATCAGTTCAAATCCCGGTACAACTTCAAGGTGTTCAATCAGGTCAAGCAACATCAACTGACCGTTGATGCACATACAGTTATTGTTTCTTGGGTCATACGCTGCATTGGTTTCATCCTTCATTGCACCTGACAAGGCGTTCAGCATCTTCTTATATGGCAACTGTGCTTTCTTCCACCGCTTGACTTCTTTCTTGTTTCCGGCGTTTTTTGCAGCAATCTGTTTTTCCTTCATGGCTTTTCGTGTGTTATACACCAACGGGTAATTGTCATTAGTTGCTGCCCTTGTAACCAGTCCCCAAGCAATCAGCATTGAAGGATAGTAATTGTTTACATCAACGTGCAGCAGTTGCCCGGTCTTGTGAATTGGTGTGGCTGTTGCCCCATGAACACCGCCAAAACCGAATGAATGAGGAATACCCGCAACCACGGTTTCAAGTCCCTGTTCCTTGTACCATGTGCGTTTTGAGTATTTATCCATGTGTGCCAAGTCCATTGACAAGGCTTCTTGTCTTTTCTGTTCAAACCAGTCTTGAACATATTTATATTTTTTCAGTTGCAAGCACGGCAAGAAGTAAAAATCAAATTCATCTTCAAATGATCTGCGGGAACACCCAAGCACCTTTGCGGTGATTCTTGCTTCACTGTCCCCTATATCAGACAGGTTCACAATGTCCGGGAAAGCCTGAATGATACCGTGCATTGCATTAAATTCATCTATTTTTTCAAGGAATACTTTGATGGTTTCTTCCACATCATGCCGACAGTAGAAAACCGTCATTTCAATTTCTTCCTTGGTCAATTTCCTATTTATTCTAAAATCAACATCCGTTTCCTTGATATTGCTGCCAAGAAAACCTTCCAGTGTTTTCAAACCAACCGGGGGGTTCGGCATAACATCATAGTTAATCATTGGAACTTTGTTGAACGCTGATGAAAATTGCCACCCTTCCTTTTTTTCAACAATTATCCAGTCATTGATTCTTTTGGGGTTCATTCCAAACAGAATACCTTTCATAATGTACTGGTCATAGTGGCGGTTATTATAACCTACCCATATATCCTTGCTATTCGCTTCATATAAGGCTTTTAATTCATCAGGGCTATTGATTATCACATATTCTTTTTTCTTGGTCACATCAATGAAAACGGCAAGCCAATCTTCCTTGAAAACCTCAAAGTCATAAAAAATCACTACATTCACCCTTTCTGAAAATAGCGGTGGAAGGTGCGACCCCGCCACCGCCTGATAACATTCTAAGTTAAGACTTCTTAACTTTACAAGTAAAATTTTTTTAGCATTCAAAAACTTCCTTGATTGTGATAGGGTTGAAGGCATCTGCCTTGTAATCAACCTCAACTTCAATCGCACCCTGAATGGACTGGAATACATCAAGAATCTGATCTGCAAAATCTGCATAGTTCACAAATTCAACAGGTGTGTCATCTTCTGCAATCAGCTTGTTCACCCAAGTGCATACAGACTTGATTGCCTGTCCGTCCGTCCACTTTGCGGAACTGTTGCCGGAAATAACACGGTTGAAGAAGATCATGCGGTTTGCCTGTTCACCTTCCTTGATCTTTGCCTGAACTGCAAACATCAACTTATCCTGTGCCTTGGTCAACTTAATTTCCATCTTCTCAATACCAATGATATATGTACCATCCGGCACATCAGCAAAATCATTATCAGGTGCGTTCTGCACCTCATTCTGTAATTCCTGTAAATCAACCTTTTCATCAAATGCACTGAAATCAATAGCCATAATTTTTCACCTTTTAACCTTTCTTATTTGCTTAATACTAACTTTAACAACTCAAACGCCTGAACCTCATTGAACCCGGCTTTTACATAGGAATCATAGATTTTCTTTGCAGCAGTTGCACCATCTTCCGGCGGTACATCCTGTTTAGGTGCTGCCGGGTTCGGCTTCTTCATTGAACGGCTACCCGCTGTGTTCATTCCTTCTGTGATTGCTGATGCAAGGATTGCACCAAACAGTTCATCAGGTAAACCAAAAGGATTGTTCATGTTCTTTTACCTCACTTTCTTAGCGTGTTTTTCTTACTCTGCGGGTTCTGCCAGTCGGCTGTTCATCTACTGCCGGGGTTTCATCCGCTGTTGTATCTGCATTATCAGGCTGTGCCTGTGCTGCACTTCTTCTTGTTCGTCTGCCCTTCTCCGGCGGGTTCATTGCCCCGTCAATAGGGTTTTCCGACTTAGGGTTGTCTGCCTGTGCTAAACGCTTCACACCTTCACCAAATTCTTCCTTGCTGATGACCTTCATAACCTCAACACCGTCAACAATCAGGTCAACCGTGTCACCCTTGTGTTTCATCACATAGTTATCATCAGCCGGAACATAGAAGTATGTGTCTGCATCCAGTGTGACAGATTCAGAATCAGTGTTTGTTGTACCGTCCTGAACAGGTTCAGACTGTTCAGCAGACTTTCTTTCCTTGCGGGTTCTTCTTGGCGGTGTTTCAAGTTCCGGCTGCGGTACAGAATCCGCTGCTGCACACGCTTCATCAAACGGGATTTCTTCACGCCCATCAGCAACCGCATCAATAGCCTTGTCACGTTCTGCCATATAATCAGCCATTTTCTGATTATTTTCAGCCACCACTTCATCATGTGTCTTACGGGTGGTTCTTCCCTTCTTAGGTTCTGAATCCTCTGTTGTAGGCGGTGTTGCTGTGGTTGCGGTCTTGGCTGCCTTACTACCTCTTGCCCGTCTACCGTTTGCATCAGGCTTTTCAATATCGGATGCAGCCTGTGCATCTGCCTGACCCATTTCAGCATCAGACTTGTATTCACCAACTTCATAGAAGTTGCGGATTTTATCAGCCACATAATTCAAATCATTATCAATGGCATACGCCGGGAACATTCCCATAGGTGACTTCACGGTGTCCTTGCCATTGTTCTGTGTGCAAAAATAATAATTTCCTTCACTTACCATTGTTCTAAGAACGATTGTGAAAAGTCCTTCAATGGTGATCTTCTCACGAAGTAATTTTCCAATCAGCTTGATTGTAGTAACACCATTGTCAAGGGTTTCTGTGTGGGTCATATAAGCAACCACCACATCATCAGGAAGTTCCTTGCAGACTTCAATGATTTCAAAATAATTTGCACCGAAGTCATTCCACTTATCCCAACCGTTTTCTTTGATACGGTTCATATACGGAACTGAAAGAATATACTGGAAGTCATCAACAACCAATAACTTCTTCCCGGCTGCTGCCTGTTCCTTCATAAACTTGCAAATCTTGCGTGATTCAACCTCACTGTTCAGCATTGTGAACTTACCCTTGAACGGTAACGGCTTACCAACCGGGTTCACAACTGCTGTTGTTGCCGGGTCACAATTTCTCATACTGGTACTTTTTCCTGTACCTGATTCACCCATAATCAAAAGCATCTGTGCCATATTATTTCACCTGTTCCTTTCTGATTTTCTCAAAGTTTCCCGCCATGTTAGCAGAAACATGATGCTGTCCGAACTGTTTCTGAACACCCACACGAATCACTGAACGAAGTAACTTTCTGTTATATACCGGGCGTGGATTGTAAACCTTTCCCTGTCTTTCATTTACCATTGTTTTATTCCTCACTTTCATAAATTTTCAAAGTATGGTCAATCTTAATAGGTTGACCACCAATGAATTTCTGCTTCATTGTGTTATCTTCAATGCTGATAATTAACACACAATTATTCAACTGAAAGACAACTTCATCACCTTCTTCAAGTTTGGCATCTTCACCAAATTTTTCTTTGAAAGCTGCAACCGCAAGTTCTATTGCCTTTGAAATATCTTCCATTATTCATCACCACTTTCATCAGTGCTACCTTCTGTGATACGGCTTGACCATAAATCAGCATAGTGCAGAATCAAGTACAGTGCTGTTTCGTTGCCTTTTACCCCATAATTTGCTGATTCATACAGACCATCATGGTATCTGATAGCAAATTCTTCTTCTTCCGTCAGGTCAATGAAAAGGGTTGCTAACTTAATACTGCGGGTTGCGTGGTCAATCGGTAACAGTTCCGGATTACGCTTGAACGGTTTTGCTTCTGATGCCTTACCTGATTTCAGGATGTTAGGCACATACATCTGCTTTCCAAAGTCCCCACACTTACCAAGGTCATGTAATGCTGCTGCAATGATGACTGAATCACGAATTTCTGCATACTTGACCTTGCCAAGAAGTGCATAACCAATGTTTTCTGCTGCCATCATTACATTTCTGCTGTGGTGAACAAGTCCGAACTGACAAGCAAGATGATTTCCACCACTGCAAGGTGCTTCAAAGAATCCGATCTGTTCCATGTAATCAATCAGATCTTCCATTCCTTCACGCTTGGTTGAAAGTAAGTGGTCAACCACATACTTCTTATTATCAAGTTCCTTCTTGTTGTCCTCTGTCATCTGTTCAACCGTGTCCTGAACCTGTTCAGTTGTTTCCTGTGTTACTTCTGCGGTATTTTCAACCGCTGCATCTGCTTTCTTTTTTGCTGCCATGCTCTTTCACTCCTTTAATTATTTTTTATGTGATTCCATTCTGTCAGGAATGGATAGACACCATATAAGTTGACGGGTAATTCACCCAGTTCAAGGTGTTCAATAAATTCCTTGAATTGTTCATAGTCCTTTGGATATAACAGGATGCCGATACCGCCCGCCTTTTCAATCTGTCTAAGATTGTATAACTGCAAGTCTGACGGTCTGCCTTTTGGTGCTTTCAGTTCGATTCCTAAAAACCAACCGTTGAAACAAACCAACAGGTCAGGAATACCGCTTTTTGTATAAGCTGCACCACCCCAGTATTTCAGCACCCAAGCACCCTTGTCCTTCAGGAACTTCTTGACCTTATTTTCAAAGTTTTTTTCTGCTGCCATTTACTCACCGCCCAACTGTTCATTGAACTGCATCTGATAATTCAGAATCTTTTCTGTATAGTCTGTGGAATAAATACCTTTTTCCCATAACCGGGCAGCAGCATCTTCACCCA